TAAAAAGTTGAGATTGATTGACATCCACTCTCCACTATCGGACAACTCGTTGTCCATTCCACCAAAACGGATTTGGATCTCGTCATGGAGTGGGAGTGATCGTTTGGTGATGGCGTTGATGACTGTTTGGGCGCTGTCCAATCCATCATCGTAGGACTCCAATTGATCTTTTGGTCGTATTCTGAACGCGTAACGGATCGCCACTTCGGTGGAAGTCATCACACCAACTCCATGACGTTGGCGATCATCGTCGCGCGCTGTGACTGTACGGACACCAACCGAGAATCGTTTGTGAGCGATTGTATTGGGAGACCGGCCATATCCATCGTATGGGTTGCGAGACTCGTCAAAGCCATCCAAACTGGAGAGCATAGTGGCGAATCGTTGGCGAATTGTGGCAAGTGAGACAACCATCAGCGTCTCCGATACCATATTGGTGGAGCGCTGGTGTATATCACACCGAGATTGGCGCGGCGGTTGTTCTTGTCATCGGCTCGACCATCTTGGTTGAGATCATAGGTGAATTTTAGGTGCTTGAAGTCACCCTCAAATTGTTTTCGATGTTCTCTGGCCAAATCGAGATAACGACCCTCACCCAATCCACTGGAGTCCATGTCTTTGAATATGAGATAAAACGTGAGATTTTTATGACATGATCTCAATGATTGAGGACTCATGATCAAATACTCAATGTTTCCTTGGTCTCTCACTCGTTGGATGAGTTGGACCCACGCCTCGTCAATGTACGTTTGATAACTGGACCCCAAACTCGATGGACGTATGGACGCCAAATCCGAATACTCGGCCTCCAAATCCAAATCCGAGATCACTGGATATAAAGCACTCAACGCGATGGCGGTGGGTTTTTTGAATGTGTGGACCACTCCATCAATCGTCAGTTCCCACCATTGGACATATCCATCACCCAAAAGGAGTGTGGAGGGGAGTTCACTTGGGGAGATTGTATAGGTGGCGATGTTGGCAACGATGGCCACTGAAGTTCTAGCGATCACATCCACGCCATTGGGATCCTCTAAACGGAAATAGGCGGCGGTGGGTGATACGAGTTGGTTATCCCGGTATATTGGGAGATCAACCGTACAACCACGAGCGCGCTCTAGTACGTCATGGATCCGTATTCTGGGACTATAGATTCTTTCAGTGGCCATCATTCAACTCGATTATAGGTTGTTTACATTGAGTAAAACATACCACAAACTATCGGATGATCCCAACAAAACGACCTCGTTTGGAGACAATGTGATCACACCACCAGCGGCGTCGTCTTTGATCAATAGGTTGTTGGTGGCTCCAGCGTTTTTGATGAAGTAAACGCGGCCATCTTTCTCCGGTGGGAGTGTGACGTTGTGATCAGCGCCTCCACCATCAATCACTTGGAATAATGAGTCACGATCAACCAATGTAACATCGCCGGTGATTGTTTGGACATCCAAACCACCAGCCAACAAAAGTGGACGTGGGATTTTGAAAAAAGGTTTTCCATTGTAAGCCATCATAGCCTCCTATTTGGATTTTTTGTTGTTTTGATTTTGAGCGCGCTTGACTACTTCTTGACGGACACTATCACGCGAGACATCTCGTCCACTACGTTTGGCGTCCTCGTACATACGATTGGTGACTCTTTCCACCTGTTCTCTTGAAATAGACATAATTAGGCTCCCTTTGATTTGGATTTTGATTTGGTTTTGGATTCTGTGAACATCGCCTCAAAACTCTCTTTCATTTGACGTTTGAGAGCATACAAACCATCGATCTCTTTTTTGATCTCCGGGATGTGTTGAAGTTTGAGACGTCGGTCGATTTTTCGATCCAACAAAGCGATTTTGGACTGGACAACTTCATCCTCTGGTTTTTGGATGATACCCAGTTCCACCAACTCCCATCTCCACTGATTGAATCCGGCCGCGTCATGGTTCCAATATACTTTTGATCCAATCACTTTGGGAATATCCCACTTCATGCAATAAAAATATCCGCCATAGGTGGTCTCATATCGTGCAATATACCCAAACTCACGATCGATGATGATTTGGCCATTGTCCATCAATCTCATCCGAGCCACTGTGGAGTCCGGTCCGCGTGGAGTCTCTTGGATACCATTGACACCAGCGATCTCGTATAGATGTCCAAAATGTGGGAGCCACTTCCACTCTCCATCACCCATGTCCACCAACTCCCATGAAAATGGAGAGTGTAATAAATAAAACGGTGCATTGGGGAGGATTTTGAGTTTTGGATTTTCGGCGGCTTGCTTGCCGGTCCATGTTGTGGGTGTAAATGTTGACATATCTTTTTTCCCTTTGTTTTTGATATGGAGTTTATAAAAGACATCCCCCCTCCCACAAAAGGAGAGGGGATGGTGGGACAAAGGGAAAACCCTCCACCCCCTCATCGTTTGAGAGATTAAGCGTCAGTAACGATCTTGACGATACGAGCGTCCTCGGAGATCGCAGCGCCACAGTACAAATGGCCCACTACCTCGGTCAAACCTTTTGACTCATCGCGTTGGAATCCGATCACAACTGGAGTACCAGCGGGGCGAATCTCAACACCAGCACCAGCCAACGGACGTGGAGTCCCAACAGCATAGGCAACACCACCACGAGACATCATAGCGCCGATCTTGTTACCAGCGGCCTCGGTCACATATGATGATTTGAAGATGTCAACACCACCAAAACGACCGGCGAAACCTTGACCTTTGATGGCCAACATGTCCTCGGTTGCTGGAGAGAACGCCAAAGCGTTGTTAGACTCGGAGCGAAGTGAGTCACGAAGATCACTCAACTGTTGTGGATGGAGGATACAATAGAAATCGCCATTGTTGGCCTCACTCTCTAATTGGAACATAGCGTCATAAAAATCATCCACACTCATGTCAACACCAGAAGTCCCAACCACATTGGTAGCGCTTGCAAATGTCGCGGCGATGATTTGATTTATACGAGCCTCGGCACTCATCGCCATTTTTTGAGCCAATGAAAATGGATCGATGTCCATTCCCAAACCAGTCAAGGCGGCCAAATCGGTGATGTCATAACGCAAAGCGGAACGACCAACGGTGATATCCACTGTAGTTGGAGTCAATGTTGACTCTGAAACTTCAGCGCCATCGCTAGCAGTTGCAAACGGTGTAGCGGCTCCCCAGTTTGCAAATCGCATCCGCATGGAATCAGATCCGATCCCGGCGACATCTCCCATGTACAAAAGAGCGCCACTGTTGCGGATACTTGCCATGTCAGCCAATACCGCGCGGACTTCGTTTTCAATCATTGCCTCTAGTCGTAAATCACCCAGTTGGGCATAATCTGTAATAGCCATTTTTTTCTCACATTTTATTTGGTTTATATTTGGATTTTGTTGTGGATTTTTGCGCTGTTTACGGTTGCGAACCTATCCAACATATAACCAACTCCCATCATCCAACTCGGTGGAGATATGTGGTTCATGTGTAGTATAGCCATTTATATGATATGGTGATACAACAATGTCATATTCTGTCATTTTCTCAAAGGGAGTCCACCATGGCCACTATTGATTTGTCCAACGTCAACTCATATCCAAAATTCAAAACCGTTGACATCACCGCCAACGCCACCAAAATCATCATCCCCAACGGAGCCACATCCATCTCGGTTGGTTCTCCAGCGGCTTTGTTTATTGGCAACGATGGAGATGATGGTGACACGTTTGGTCCACTCAATGACATTGTGGACTATATGTTCATCCCGGCGAATAATCTTTTGGAGTTGTATTTGGAGATTGGACGTCAATCGAATCGTGTTTTGTTGGTGGCCACCCAATCAGGATCATCCACTCTCCACATCTCCCTCAATAAGACCAAATAAACAAAAGGAGCCACCCCAATGAGGTGACTCCAAATGTTGTATAGGTATTGAGGGAGATCTGTTAGATTGATACCGCAATATCAATTCCACTCAATGAGACTGTGGATTTGACTGTGACCACGGTTGATGAAGTGTATACAACTTCCAACTCGACTTTGTTACCACTTCCATCCATAGCGCTCACGTGGACCAATTGTTCACCGAGATTGTGAGTCAAAGCGAGACCGGTGTTGGCTGTGAGTGATTGATTTTGGAATCCCTTGCGGAATGATGACAAAGCGACCAAAATATCACCGGTGGCGTCATCGTATGTCAACAGGTTTCCAGCGGCTGGATCGGCTTGGATACTCTCGCGAGAGCGCTGTTGAGTGAAGTATTGATTGACACTTCCCTCGTTCACGTCGTCCGAGTCACCAGTGAATGAGATCACACCGGCGTTGTAACCGATAGCGGTTCCACCACTCAAGTGAGCGTCAACCAATGAATCGGCGTAAAACTTATTGGTGGCTCCAGCGAGTTGAGCGATGTCGTCAGTGTTGGCGTCTAATGAAAACTGACCACCACCATCCCATGAGAGACCCTGACCGGCGCTCAATTCGGCGAAGATATCAGACAACTCAACAGACAACACACCAGTGGTGGAGTTGTATTGTAATAATTGGATGTCTGGACCGGTTACACTTGCAAGTGACAAAGCGCTGCGAGAACGGGCTTGAGTGAAGTATTGATTGACGCTTCCCTCGCTCACGTCGTCCGAGTCACCAGTGAATGAGATCACACCAGCATTGTAACCGATAGCCGTTCCACCACTCAAGTGGTTGTCAACCAAACTGTCAGCGTAGAATAAATTGTTGGTTCCCTCGGTGATTTGATCCGATGTGGCATTGAGTGAGAATTCTCCACCAGCAAAAGCCAAACCAGTTCCAGCAGAAAAGAATCCTCGGATCTCGGTTTGATCGGCTGTAAACTCACCAGTTGTGGCGTTGTAGTCGATACCGTTTGAGGCGCTCAACTTGGCGCGGATTTGGGCGTCGCTCAAACCACTGTTGATCAATTCCCAATCGTCAGCAGTTCCAGCGGTTCCACCGTTGTGGATGTATGACTCGATTGGTGAAGTTGCACTCAAGAAAACAATGTCACCCTCTTGGAAGTTTGATCCAGTATAGACATTGGTTACAAAGTCGGCGAGTGATGTTTGAGTCGCGTCAACGGTGACGTCTGTAACTGTCAGCGGCTTGACTTTGAGTTTGTTGACACCATTGTCGGCCAATACTTCGATGTAATTGGCGGAGTCTGGATGGATACCATTGAGAACATTTGAGTGAAGATAACCACGAGTGATGAGGTGGTTGTCATCGGATACGGTTCCATTTTGCTTGATAACGCCTTCGGCGATCAATTCGGGAGCGAGAAATCTTTGAGCCATGGTGTTGGCCTCCATATTTGAGTTGAAAATCGATCGATCGTATGATCAACGATAGTATATCACCCCGGTCTCACTCGTCTCAAAAATGACTGTAAATGTCAATAGATTGTTATAGGTGACTTCACCATATACCTCGACACCATCAATGACGATCCACACGTTTGGAACGTAGCCCAAACCATGAGTCACCGAGATGGTGGATTGATTTGTGAAGTCATGACGATTGGGGACTCCAGCGCCATCACTATATTTGAATGTTGCCATGGATCACCTCAAAACTTGTTGGGAGTTTGACCCAATCGAGAATAAAACGCTTGACGAATCGCGTCTCTATTTTGAGCGTAGAATGTGGGATCGGTTGCACGTGATAACAAATCACCAGTGGAGGCGCTGGATGGCTGTTGGACGCCCTTGTTGGATGGTGGTGGTGTGATAGGTGCTTGGACTTGTTGGGTGACTTGTTGGGTGACTTGTTCGGTCTGTTGCTCGGTCACTTGCTCGGTTTGTTGCTCGAAGAATGGTCTCAACGTGGATGGAGCGGTGGTGGGATTTGATTTGATACTCTCTAACCACTCACCCAAACCAACACGATCCTTTTTGGCGAGATTGGCCATGGCTCGATCATATTGCCACTCCACCATATCTCGGACATCGCCATCATTGATCCCAAACTGGGAGATGGTTGTGTGACGTTCATATCGTGAGTTGGCGGTTTTGAGTTCACCTTGGAGGCTCTCCACTTGAGATGTCAAGTTGTCCACCAATCCCATTTTGGCTTTGGCCTCATCGAGTTGAGACTCATAGTCACCCAATTTGGATTCTGTTTGGGCTAGCCGCTCGGAGTATTTGGCGATCCGTTGTCTCACTATCTCATCGACGTGGTCTTTTTGGATGTATTCCACACCCTCAATCATTTTGGTTTTGCTCATGGTTTGTCCCTTTTGTTTTGTGTTAGAATGTTAGATTTTCTTGTTGTATTTTGAGTAACATTTTTTTGGCGTCCACATCATCGAGATCAGGATGGAGGATTTTGATCGCGTCCACCTTGGAGATGAGACCGGCGGCCAATAGCGCCAACATGTTCTCACGTTGCTCTTTTGACTCTGTGGGTGAGAGTGGAATGGCGTGGTATTCGATTCGATACCCATCCTCTGGATACGATGTCCCCAAATAGCGATTGGCGATTTTGGCGCTTATCTCCAATGTGTGGACATCGGCGATCCGGAACGATGGCGCGAATTTTCTTTGGGCCTCTCTCAATGATGATCGCGAGATGGCGATGGCGTACCCACTTCGAGGATCTCCACTCATCTTTTGGACATCCGCTGGATTGATCCCGGCGTAGGTGGCCAATCGTCTCTCATAGACTGTGATGGACTCCAACATTTGACCCACATCTCCACCGGCTTGGAATTGTCCAATCTGTGGATTTTGACCGGCTGTCATATCGGGATCGGGAGAAAACACCAAAATGGAGGCTGGATCGGTGGCGATGGCGGCGCGTCTCGATTCGAGATTGTTGTCCATGAGATCCAAACCGGCTGGCATGCAACCCATGATATATCGTTGTGGATGTGAACAATCACGAGCCAAATGGAGGAAGTAAGTATATAAAACACTAGCATTGAGAGCGCCCTCAACCACTTCTCTCCCATTGTATGGATCGAATAGTCCACCATGGATCTCCGCGTGATACAATGAGTATGGGAGGAATGGGACGCCATTGGAGTCTCGATATGGATATGACTCTCCACTCATCATCGATCCCAAATACTTCTCTGTCACGTCCTCATCTTTCTCACCATTTTGACCAATGGTGTATATCTCATAGATGGGATTGGCTGGATCCTCAACGGATAAATGATCCACTGTCCACTCGTATTTTTGACACATCTCACAAAATCTCAATCGAGTTTCTTTGATGGTGTGTGGTCTCGATGGGTCTCCAGCGCTCGCGCTCGCGTCCACCATCTCTGGAGTAACTATTCGATACAATAGTCCATTCCCATCATCGGTGATGTCCACTCTCAAAAATGTCTCTCTCAATCCCAGTGTAAAAAACTGGACTCGTTGCATGAGTGGCCATAGACCGGCTCGATTGATCAATCCACCACGTCCAATGAGACCATCAGTTTGTCCAACAGTCGTCTCATTGACTCCAATGGATGGCGGCTCCATGTACAAACCACATAGCGCGCTCGTGGCCGCCTTGAATATGTTGGACGACATGTCCGGGACTCCCCACGCCGCTTGTCGACTCTGTGGGATATGATCACCAATCGAGTCAATCAAATCCTGGAGCCACATCCCAGTCAACATACGTTTTCGAAGTGAGGTGTGTTCGACTCGTCTTTGAGTACCTTGGTCTTTTTGGATTGGGAGCGGTGGGATGTTGGATTGGTTTATCATCGGAGTCTCACTTTGGAGGTTTTTGGCGAGCGATATTGGATGTCTATGATTGGCATGACCGCATATCTCAACGCGTCAACGGTGTGTTTCCACTCACTCATTGTATCCATAACACCGGATTTTTTCAACGCCCAATATTTGAGAGACTTGATTGTCCTCTCACACCGGGGGAAGATTTGGAACCGGTTGTCACACATCAACTCATGTATGGATTGACATCCATAATATACACTATATTTGGGTTTGTGTGCTGTACGGATTGAGAATGGGAGTTGTCCTTTTGGGTATCCCAAAACGTGATTGAATCCAGCCATCAACATCGTGTTGGACATCCGGCCGCCATTCTCTTTGGAGCCACCATGGGATCGGTCACCGGTCCATCGTTGTATATTGGCAACTTCCAATCCATTCCTTTTGATCATCGCCAAAATCGCTTTGGCGTGTTTTTCGGCTTTGGCTCCACTGGCCACATACTCATCCACCACATAGACCGCCGGTTTGTTTCGGTTGGTGATCTCCACCGCGCAAAGGAGAGCCACTTGAGACGCGATGTCATGGCCATGGTCAATCCCAATCGTCCAAATATACTCTCCATTGGGATTGGGTGTGAGATCGGAGATCATGTCATCCGTAAACTTATCGAAGATCCGACCCTCTGGGACTCCACCATCCCAATCGCCATTCATACGAGCGTCACGATCAATGGGGAGATAGGACATCCTCAACGCCTCAATCTCTTCCTCACTCATCATGGGTTTACACCCTTTGGGTGTGGTGTTCTCCACACTCATAATCCCAACGTGCTCCGAGATCACACCATCACTGACCATCTCTTTGAGATAGTGGACCGGCGCTCCAATCGGTGTCATGGTAAACAACATCCGGCCCTTGGTCCTCGTGATTCTCGATTTTAACTCTCCGAATATCTCTGGAGGCGGTGGCTCGTCCGTCCAAATAAAATCAACGCTCCCACTGGCCAATCCGAGAGTCCCTTGGTTGGTGGTTTTGAACCGGACTATTGATCCATTTTTCCAACGGACCACCGGCGCTCCGGTTCCTCGGTATCCCTTGCCCGGTGTAAACTCGACATCGGGATGGAGTTCTCCCTTTGGGACCAAATCATGAAATTTTCCCATGATAGTCCGGGACTGTTCCCATGAGTGACAAATCACCCACGCCTCGATTGGTGGTGGTGGGACTGGTTTATATGGGTGTGCTCCAATACAATGACATATCGTCTCATAGGCTCCCACCGCGGTTTTTCCGATTTGGTTACCACCTCTCAACAAAACGAGCCTCGATTTGTCTCTCAATACTTCCTCTTGGATTTTGGTTGGTCTCCAGAACGTCATCGGATTGACCTTGGACTCCTCCAATAGTTGGGATGTCCCTTTGGCGATGGCTTTGAGTTTGGAGAGATCCATCATTGACCACTTTTGGGAAATACGATGACATTGTCACCAGCCAACATCGACTCCAAACGATCTCTCAAAATCGGTGGAAGTCCTTGGACCGCGATGGCGATTTGGTGGAGAACCTCATCGGGATTGGTCATGTTGTCAAACTCCTCCATCTCCTTTTTGAGCGCCACCCATTCATCGTGGACTTGGAGATGGAGCCGGTGGAATTGTGGGAGCGCGTGAAGTGATCCACGTTGACGAGTGCTCTCAATGTCTTGACTGATCTCCCATAGTTTGTATTGGCGAAATAGAACCGGATCAACTTCCACCTCTCCATCGTCATTGGTGGAGATGGGTTTTGGTGGAGTTTGCTCACCCTCATCGAGTTTGGTGGTGGTTGGCTTTGGACGTTTGAGGATTCTGGCCACTGTGGATTTGTGGATCCCAAACTCATCGGCGATCGATTGATAGGTGGTCCCATCCTCCTCATACTTGTCAATGATTTTTTGGCGTTCTTCGGCTGTCAGTCGCGCGCGCTCCTTTCGTCTGGTCATTATTCCCTCCCTTTGTTGCAGTTTTCTTTTGGCGTGAGAGAAAAAATGTCG